TACTGCAGCAGCACATGCTAAACTTGATGTAGTATCAGAAAGCTGGACTGTTAGAGACACAGGTAGAACCAGTGCTGCAAAGTACCACTTTGAAAGATATAACTTTGACGGTAACGAAAAGATTGTTTGTGTAGATGGAGTTAATGCTCCTGTAATATTTAACACTTCTATGGCAGCAGCAGATGTTAGTGATAGTAGTGTAGCAGGTGCTACTGTTGTAGCTGCATATAGAAATCATATGTTCTATGGTGGTAAGTCTACTACACCACAAGAGGTAGTATTTAGTGAGCCATTTAATGAAGATGGTTTTACAAGTGGTCAAGGTGCAGGTAGTATTAAAGTTGATGATACTGTAGTTGCACTAAAGGTTTTCCGTGATAGCTTGTTTATCTTTTGTGAAAGTAGGATATTTAAACTTACTGGTTCTAGTTCTTCTGACTTTTCTGTACAACCTGTTACTAGAAACATTGGATGCATTAACAGTTTTACCGTACAGGAATTTGCAGGTGACTTAATCTTTCTTGGTCCTGATGGACTACGTACTGTTGCTGCGACTGCACGTATTGGTGATACTGAACTGGGTACTATTAGTAAGAACATCCAAACTGTATTTGATGAGAACATCAGTGATGCTGGATCGTTTGACTCCGTAGTTATACCCGATAAGACCCAATACCGCATATTCTTTACTAAAGATGGACAAGGACAATCACTGTCTAAAGGTGCTATCTGTGTTCTCAAGAAAGAAGCATTTGAGTTTTCTGAAACACGTGGCATACAAGTAGCTTGTACGGATACCTTTGTTGAGTCAGGTAATGTAATTGTTCTTCACGGTGACACTACAGGTTTTATACAAAGACAAGAATCTGGCAATGACTTTGATGGCACAGCTATCTTAGGTAGATACAGAAGTCCTGACATGAGCTTTGGTGATACTGGTATCCGTAAGCACATGCAACGGGTTATCATTAACTACAAACCAGAAGCAGACATTGATGCTGACTTAATACTTAGATATGACAATGAAGATACAGATTCTGCTAGACCTGCAAACTACCCACTAGACACAGCTAACGTGGCTGCACAGTACGGTTCTGCTACTTACAGCACAGAAGGCAGTGCAACACAGTTTGTTTATGGTGGGCCAACACAACCCCTTGTACGTCAACCAGTAGAAGGTTCTGGTTTTTCAGTTGCATTAAAAGTAGAAGACGGTGGTACTACTGCCCCGTACTCACTTAAAGGGTTTCAGCTAGAATATCAATTAGGAGCAAGACGTTAGATGGGTGCTACATATTCAAGACAATCATCATATACAGATGGCGATACAATTACGGCGGCTCACACTAACAATGAGTTTGATCAGCTATTAGCTGCCTTTGCCGCAAGTACAGGCCACACACATGACGGGACTACTGCAGAAGGTGGTCCTATTACTAAGCTACTTGGTACATCTATTACGATGGGTGACGGTACTGCAGGTACAGACATTACAGTAACCTTTGATGGTGAAAGTAATGACGGTGTATTTAAGTGGATGGAGGATGAGGATTACTTTGAGTTTTCTGATGATATACTTATTGCGGCTGCGGAAAAGTTACAGTTTCGTGATAGTGCTATCTATATTAATTCTAGTACTGACGGGCAGCTTGACCTTGTAGCTGACACAGAGATACAGATTGCAGCTACTACTATTGATATGAATGGTAATGCTGATATCTCAGGTAACTTGGGTATTGGTGGCAATCTTACAGTAACAGGTACTACTACCTTCAATGGTGGTACAATTACTTTAGGTGATGCAGCAGCAGATAATGTTGTGTTTGGTGCTGATGTAAACTCAAGTATTATTCCTAATACAGATAGTGCATACGATCTTGGTTCGTCTAGTCAGGAATGGCGTGACTTGTACATTGATGGTACAGCTTACTTAGATGCTATTAACTATAATGGTACAGCTATTTCAGCTACTGCTGCTGAACTTAATATCATGGATGGTGTAACTGCTACAACAGCAGAGCTAAACCTTATGGACGGTGTTACTGCCACTACTGCAGAACTAAACATTATGGATGGGGTAACAGCAACTGCTGCTGAGTTAAACATTCTTGATGCTAGTGGTAGTACAATAGGTGATCTATCAGAAATTAGTACTATTGCTAATGATGACGTATTCCTTGCATTAGATACTTCTGGTGGTGGCATAAAGAAAGTTTCAAGAAGTACTGTAGTATCTGGCCTTGCTACCTCTAGTGCTATTTCTAATGTAGCAGAAGACAGTACTCCACAGTTAGGTGGCAACCTAGACCTTAATGGCAATGACATTGTTACTACTTCTAATGCTACACTAGACCTAGCACCTAATGGTACAGGCACTGTTGTTGTACGTGGTAATACTAACTCAGGTGCTGTTGTATTTAACTGTGAAAGTAACAGCCACGGTCAAAAAGTATATGGTCAACCACACTCAGCAGGGGTAACTAATACTCTTATGTTACCTGCAGGTGCTAACTCTACTTTAGTATCACTTGTGTCTACAGACACACTTACAAACAAAACTTTAACCTCTCCTAAGATTAACGAAGATGTAGCAGTAACTTCAACAGCTACTGAGATTAACATTCTTGATGGTGTAACTGCTACCACTACTGAGCTTAATATAATGGATGGGGATACATCTGCAGGTACTACGGCTGTAGCTGGTGGTGACGGTATTGTTACTAATGATAATGGCACTATGCGCCAAACTACAGTAGATACCTTTGATACATACCTGTCAGCTACTACTAAGACACTCACAAACAAAACATTGACTACACCTATTGTAAACGCAGGGGTTCAGCTAAAGAATGGTGCTACCTCTGCAGGGTTCCTTGAGTTCTTTGAGGATAGTGATAACGGTACAAACAAAGTAACTCTAATTGGTCCTGCATCTACTGCAGATATTACCTTGACTCTTCCTAGTACTGCTGGTACACTTGCAACTACTGCAGTTGTAACAAGTACTGCACAGGATGAGGCAACAGCTTTAGCAATCGCCCTTGGATAAGGAAACAAATTAATGGCAAATACATTCAAGACAATTACAAGGGACGTTGCACCAGCTAGTGCAGGTACTCCTGAAACAATATATACTACCCAATCAAGTACTAGGGCTATTATCTTAGGACTTACTTTAGCTAACGTACATACCTCTCAGGTTACAGCAAGTGTAACTCTGGTTAGTACTACTACACAAACAAGTCAAACACAGAACACTACAGCACACTTAGTTAAAGATGCAGCTATACCAGTAGGATCATCACTGTCTGTACTAGACGGTAAGGTTGTTCTTAACGCAGGTGATATCATTAAGGTAGACTGTAGTGTAGCAGATAAAGTCTCAGTGATTATGAGCTATATGGAGATTGACAGCTAATGAGTAGGCAAGAGAAACTAGCTGCATTAGCAAGCACTGGTGTAACAAAAGCTGAACTAGATAACATAGACGGTGGTACAGCCAGAGGTACAACTGCTATTGCTGATGGTGATGGTGTCTTGATCAACGATGCTGGCACAATGCGTATGACTAGTGTTGAGACTATGGCTACGTATATTGGCACTAAAGTTGGTGGACTTAAAGAGTTTATAGTTTCATCTGGGTCTATTAGTAATGCTGCTACTCAAGTATTTACTCAATTTGATAGCAGTAAATATGTACATTACGAATTTGAATTTAGAAATGTTATTCCTGTTAGTGATAATACACAATTATATGTTAGAACTAGTTCTAATGGTGGCAGTAGTTACGATTCTGGCAGTGATAATTATCATAATTTTGCTGGTACTACTGATGCTACTTCTGTAGATGCTCTTGCCCCAGCAAGGGTTGGCTCTGCTTCAGGAGAGCTTGGTGTAAGTTTATTAATTCAGTGTAGATTACCCCATAGTACTAGCTCTAACACTCATGTTTTTACAATGGGTGGGGTTTCCCAAGCATCTGATGCTTCCTATCAAAGTGGGAGTTATCCAAACTGGGGTGGGTCTAGGATGGCTACTGCTAATGTAAATGCAATACAATTTTTCTTTGCATCAGGAAATATAGAGTCTGGTGAAATTAGAATGTACGGAATTAAAGAATCATAATACAACAACAAAGGAAAAGCAGAAATGCCAAGATATCATAATATAAACGGAGAAATGGTTCAGTTCACAGCAGACGAAGAAACTGCCCGTGATGCTGAGGAACAAGCATGGGCTGATGCTGCAGACACACGTGCTGCTGTAGCTGTCCGTGAAGAACGGGATGCACTACTAGCTGCTACCGATTGGTTAGGCAACAGTGATGTAACCATGTCTAGTGCATGGACTACTTATCGTGCAGCACTACGGGATGTACCAGCACAGAGTGGCTTCCCTAATAGTATTACGTGG